AAATTAATGCAAGAAAATGGTGACTTTAATAACTAATGACTGATCTAGGAGAAAAAGTTGCACAAGTTGAAGGTTTAGTTGATAAAAGACTAAAATTTCTGGGATTAAGGTTTACATATACCAGTTTAGTCGCAGCATTTGCTCTAATTTCAACGATTGTTGGTTCACTCTATGGAGGGTTCTTGTTATATCAAAAAGTCGAAGGAATCGCAAATTTAGACTTAGATGCAATAGCTGGACAGATGGCAAAGACTTCTAGCGATGTGATAAGAATAGAAGAACATGCTAACGCTATAAAAATTGAATTAAAAAAAGATATGACTGATTTGCGTAACAGTCAATGGAACTTAGAGTCAAAGGTAGATACTAAATTACAGTCTGTAGACACGAAACTTACAAACTACGACACTAAATTAGATCGCTTTGAAATTAAGGTAGAGCAAACAAAAGTAGATATGAATAAAAGAATACAAGAGTCTTTAGATAACCCACTAGCAAACTAGGAGATATTATGGGATATGGTAAAAAACCGAAAAAAAGATAATGGATGAGAATAGATTTCAGATGCAATTAGATAAACACTCTGGGCAGATTGCAAAGTTGTTTAGCAAGATTGATGACACCAATACCAAAATACAAAAGATATTTAATATGCTTAATCAAATTAGATATTTCTTGTTAGGTGGTTTTGCTTATTTCTTAGCTTCTGAAGTAGGAATATTTAATGTATTGAGGTTAGTTGCATGATAGGATTTTTGACAAATGTAGCACCTATAGCTTTAGGATTTGTTGCTAAGTTGTTTGCACTTAAGAGTCAAGCAGCAGCAGAAAATCAAAAGTTAATGATACAATCACTACAAGTTCGTAATGATTCTATTAATATGGCAAGAGATCGAGCAGACAAAGAAAGTCCAATGGCTGCTATGAATCGAAGAATTATTATTTTAACTATACTAGCTTTAGTTATATTTACACAAGTAGCACCTGTATTTTGGGATATACCTACAGTTATACCTACTGTTATAGAAGGGTTTAATGTTTTAGGATTTCAATTGACACCTGATGTGGTAGAATATGTTACTGTAGAAGGGATGTTGAAATTTGACGAAATATTTGGATGGGCAACAATGATTATCGAATTCTACTTTGGAGCACAACTAGCAAAAGGTAGGTAAAAATGAAAAGGGCGATAGTTATACCCGATCAGCATTTTCCAATACACGATGAAAGTGCAGTAAAGGTAGTTTTAAAAGCGATAGAATTTGTTAAACCAGACATATTTATTAATTTAGGTGATGTTGGAGAGTGGAGTTCAGTATCAGGCCATAGATACAAAAGAAGAAAAAGGCCACCATTAGAATACCAACTTCCAGAAATTGATGAAGAAGTTAAGGCTGTTAATAAACAAATAGATAGATTTGATAAAGTTTTAGACAAGGTTAAATGCAAAGAAAGACATATACTTGCAGGAAATCATGATGAATGGCTTGATTCTTTTGTAGAAGAAAATCCTTATTTAGATCAGTACACTTTTAGAAATGCATGTAAATGGGATGAAAGAGGTTATGAATATCGTGTTTGGAATGATGTTTTAACTATTGGTAAGATTTCTTTTGTTCATGGTGCATATACTGGCCTTAGTCATGCAAGAACGCATTTAGAAAGATATGGTACAAATATTATGTATGGCCATGTACACGATGTATCTAGACATTCTTCTACTAGATTGCTAGATGGAAATATAAGTGCTTGGTCAATGGGATGCCTTAAAGATATGTCAGCAGAAAAAAACAAATGGTTAAAAGGCAGACTACATAATTGGAATCATGCGTTTGGCATAGTAACTTTTTTTGATACAGGATATTTTCAAGTAGAGGTAGTAGACATAGTTAAAGGTGAATGTTCACTTTGGGGAAAAATAATTAAAGGATAGTTTATGACTTATAGAGAATTAATTAATGAAGTGCTTATAAGACTAAGAGAAGATACTATATCTTCTGATTGGTCTGGTGCTATAAATGATAGTACAACTGTATCAGCTTATCATAAAGTAATAGGATCGTTAGTTAATGATGCTAAACGAGGAGTTGAAGAAAGACATGATTGGCTTAATCTTAGAGAAACAATTAATATATCTACAGTAGCAAGTACAAAAAATTACAATTTATCATCTGGTCAAGAGATAAAAATATTAGATGCTGTAAACAACAATACAGGCCTTCATTTGCATCAGGTAAGCAAACAGTACCTTAACACAGTAAAGTACCCTACAGACGATACTGGTGAGCCTTTATACTATGGATTTAATGGAAGTGATAGCTCTAACAATTTAAAAATAGATTTATCACCAGTTCCAACAGAAGCACACACTATTTCATTTGATATTATTAAATATCAAGATAAACTAACAAATGCTGCGACAGTTTTAAAAGTACCAGCACAGCCAGTAATACTTGGAGCATGGGCAAGAGCAATTGCAGAAAGAGGTGAAGATGGTGGTACACAGTCTAGTTTAATGGCTGGTGAAGCTAATGAGGCACTTAAACAAGCAATTATATTAGATAGTGGTAATACCAAATACGAATCAGATTGGTTTGTAAATGAAAACCAAAGTGGACAATACGCATCAACTTTAAATTTTAGATAATGGCAAAACCTTTAGCATATCAACCTTTAACTGATTTTGGTGTTAATGGACTTAACACACAAAACAATCCTGCAACATTAGATCAAAGTTATCTGACTTCTGCCAACAATGTTGTACTTAGAGAGTCTGGAAGAATATCATTTAGAAAAGGTTTTAAACAAAAGGTAGTGCCAACAGGAACAGCTATTGGCTCAATGATTGAGCATTTTGACCAATCTGTAACTAATGGTGTTAATAAAATATTCGCTAGTCATGGTACAAGCATATATAGAATTGACTTTACTGCACCAAATGCTGCTTTTCCTAGTAGTGGTGCTGATGTTAAACATACTGTAGCCAACTCAACTGGCAACTGGCAATTTGTTAATTTTAATAGTAGATTACATTGCTTCCATGCTGGAGTTGTTCCACAAAGATATGATGGTAGTTTAAGTTCTGGCTCTAGGTGGACAGCACATGCGACTGATCCTGCTTCTATAAGCACATTATTTGATCCTAGTTGCGGTATGGGATTCTATGGAAGAATATGGTGTGGTGGTGTAGCAGAAGCTAAAGATGTAGTTTACTATTCTAATCTTTTAGATGGTGATGATTGGACAGGTGGTGATACTGGCTTAATTGATTTAAAGAAAGTTTGGGGCGATGATGAAGTTGTAGCACTAGCACCTTTTTATGGAAAGTTAGTTATATTTGGAAAAGAAAACATTGCCATATACAACTCTCCACAAACTGTAAGTTCTTTAGCACTTGACGAGGTTATACGAGGTGTTGGTTGTATAGCTAGAGATAGCGTTCAAGCTATCGGTGATGACCTAGTGTTTTTATCGGCAACTGGATTGCGATCACTTGCTCGTACTACAGAAAAAGATAAATTACCTCTGACAGATTTAACTGTAAATATCAAAGACACAATAATTAGAAATATTGGTCAAAGCACAAATGTTAAAAGCGTGTATGTAGAAAACGAAGGCATATACATAATGACTTTTACTGACAAAAACATTACTTATATTTTTGATTTTAAACACATTACACCTGAAGGTTCGCCTCGCATAACTACATGGTCTTTTGAAGCTGACAGAGAACCTAGTACCATGATTTATACAGAGCTATATAGTGGTTTATTGGTTGGTCAAAAAGATGGAGGTATAGCTGGATATGAGGGATATTTTGATACCGATCTTGCTTGGGTTAGTTCGGCAGCTAGTTATACTAATTCTGCTTTTACTGCTGATATATCTAGCATATGGATTAGAGTGGGCGATTTAGCTGCCTCTATTCTTAAAAAAATGATATTAGTGTTAGAAGGTGGCTCTGGAGCATCTTTAGGTTTAAGGTGGTACAAAGATTTCAGTATGAACTCATCATCTACAACACAAATTTCTTTAGCACCAGCAACAACTGGAACAACAGCTTTATGGGGTGCTTCTACTTCTTTATGGGGAGATGTTAAATATACACCTATATATGGGTTAGAGGAATATAAAACAGCACTTACAGGTAGTGCAAAACATCTAAAACTTAATATGAGTATTGTATCTAATGGATATGATGTGAGTGTTCAAGATTTAGCAATTATTTCAAAACAAGGGAAAATACGATGAGTGATTACACTATAGCAGTCAATTGGTCAGGTAAGGATGCTCTCTCAGATAGTGATGCTGCGAAGGTAATTTCTGGTTCTGACTTTAATACTGAATTTACAACAGTTAGAACAGCAGTTAATTCTAAAGCAGATACCAATGGTTCATCTAGTGAAGATTTTGCTATTAACAATGGAACAGTAGCAGGTACTTTAACTGTAACTGGAGTTCCAACTATACCTACTGCTTCAGCAGGAACAAATACAACACAAGCAGCAAGTACAGCTTTTGTTACAACAGCAGTAAATACTTTAAATGCAGCAGCTTATCCAGTTGGTGCAATATTTACTACAACTGTAAACTACGCTAATTCAGCAGCAGTTGTCGCAGCAATAGGAGGAACAACTTGGGCAGCTTTTGGAGGAGGCAGAGTATTAGTAGGTTTGGATTCTGGTGATTCAGACTTTGATACAGCAGAAGAAACTGGTGGTGCTAAAACACCAAATACAGGAAGTCACACGCTAACAACTTCTGAAATACCAAGCCATACACATACAGTTAACATAGTATCTGGAGAAAGTAACGGTAGTACTGGTCTTAATGGAGGTAGTGGTAGACAGCAAACAGGTACTCAGACTATACCAGCAACAGGAGGTGGCGGTGGACACACTCACACAGGCAACGCTGTACAACCATACATCGTAGTATATTTTTGGAAACGCACAGCATAGGAGAATAGAGAATGTCAATATATGAATCATCAACAGCATACCAAGGACCAAACCAAGCTGCGGGAATGTCTGGTTCGAATACAGTATCAGGAAGTGCCTTTAGAAAGGCAACTCCCGGAGGCTCTGGTGCTGCCGGAAGCGGTTTGGATTTAGGTGGCTTAATGCAGATGGCTCTGGCTAATAAAGGTCGTAGAAAAATGGCTGATATTTACAGAGAGAATAGAGACTACAATAAAGGCATAATGGATGAGGCTTATGTTCGTTCTCTACCTAAAGGTGTTAGAGGACCTGCAGGTATGGTCTCTTGGGACCCAGATGAAGAAGAGTTGGCAATTGAATTAGACCCAGAAATCCAAGCAATAAGAGATGGTTGGCTTAGAGCTGAGCGAAGAGCAGGAGAAGAACTAGCTGCTTATGATATGGATGAGCGTACTATCAAACAGATTAGTATGTTCGATAAGGCTAACGAGTTTAGAGATAACCAAGCTAAATTAGCTATGGATGAGCAAAACTTTCAAAGAGGTATTGGAGGAACTCAAGCATTCTATAATAATATGACTCTTGGAGAACAAGTTAATCAACGTAGATTACAAGAAGCAATAAGAGCTAAAGAGATGTCTATGGGTGAGAGGAATCTTTTATCTGCAGAGAACTTAGCTTTTGGTAATGCTGCTATTGAATCTGGAAGAGCAGCTATGCAAACAGCAGATTTAGCTAGATTGATAGGTCAAGGCTCTCATACAGGAGTTAATGCCGAAGGTACATCACTAGCATCTATGGCACTTGCAGATACTAAAGCAGGATTCTGGAGTGGACTGATGGGTCAAGCAAATGAATATGGTGGTGGTCCTACAGGTTCTTCTGGAGGAGGAGGAGGATTGCTTAGTGGTTTAATGAAAGGCTTTTCAATATTTAACTAAGGATAGATTATGGCAGAGAATGATACAATGTTTAGCAGTGTTTATGATTCAGCAACAGCAGAGAATGTAGCTGTTAAAGATAATGCAACAAGAACTGCCCAAGCAGGTAGAGGTATGGTTGGAGCCTATGGTAGTGCTCTAGCCGGAGGTATGTTTGCTAAAGGTCTTGCTAAGATGGCAGGGATGAAAACTCCTGAACAAAAGAAAGCTGAGTTAATCACAAGCATATTACAAGGAACTAGTAACTTAGACAGGAATGACCCTAATAGTTATAGGAAGATTGCACAAGAGATGATGCAGAAGGGTCTTCCCGGAGAAGCTGAAAAGTTTATGGCACAAGCTAGAAAGATTGAAACTGAGAATAGAAGCTATGACCTTGATGTAAGGAAGACAGTAGTTGATGAAGAGCAACTTGGTATTAATAGAGCTGCACAAGAGTCTTCTGCTGAAATTGCTGCCGGTCAATTAGGATTGTCAAAAGAACAATTTGAGCGTTCTAAATATGAATTTGATTCTACTCAGTCGTTTGAGCAAAGTAAGTTTGAATATACTCAAAAACAACAGGACGTATTAAACCAGTTATCACAAGACCAGTTAACTATAGAGCAGGCTGATAGTCTACTAAGACGAAATGAATTTCAGTATCAAAAGTCTAGAGATTTAGTTACCGATGAACAATGGAAACAACAGCAAGAAGATATGAATTGGTTTAGAAAGGCTCAAGTTATGATGGATTGGAAGAGACTTTCTTTAGATGAATCTACCCTTGAAAATGTTAAGTATGTTCAAAAAGAAAACTGGAGTAGAGAAGACCAGAGGTTC